AAATCACGATCTGGAACAGTCAATACAAAGGTAGTATCGCTTTCTGACGTCGGAACACTGTGCAAACAAGAATATGTCAACAACACACTATCTTCATCGCGTGGAGACCCCATAAGATAGAGGTTACCCCCATCTATATAGTAGTACCATGGGCGATTGGGCAGTGTCTTGTAGGTTATACCTTGCCGTGTATATCTCTTCTCTAAAAATCTATCCTGGGGACACTCGACGAATATCTCATATACAAAATCATTTGGCAAAGCGTAGCAGCCATCGCCTACTGTAAGCTCGTAGCGATCCACGCGCAATGGAAAATGGATGCTATAGTCACGAATGGCGTCGACGGTATATATATAGAGAACTTCATCAGACCAACGATAAGATGCGCTATTTGTGTCCTTAAGATCAGACCTAAGATAAGAAAGCAGTGTTCCAAACGTAGTCATTTATACAGATCCTGCGGTTTCTACAACTCGGAACCACTCAGGTCTAAACAGTTGGAATTTCAACATACCACGCCATCCAATACGATTAATCAATAGAGCATCATCGTATTTGGGTGGAACGATAACATTTGGTCTTTCTGCAACGCCATAAACGACGCCAGGCCCGCCCCAGAAGATAGAGGCATGAACATCTAAACCTGTGGTTACATAGTCATTTTCGCTGTGTGATTTCAGCAAAGGCTTATCAAAGCTTAACCGATTAGCGCCGCCAGAATCTTTTGCTACGACACGACGTGTTTCCTGAAAACCATCTGTCTCTAAAACCGTAACGCCTAACGATTGGGTGTGAATAGTCACATAGTCTCCAACCGAGAAATCACTTGAATTGTCAACAGATACATAAGTGATAGCGCCGGATTGCCCAGGGCTGTACACTGTATCGACGGTTGTAGCTGCACCTTGCCCAGGATCAGTATCAGCGCTAAGCTGTGTCTGGTTAGTTGCCAAACCGTGGTTGCGTAAGCGTAAGCGGTTGGTCTTTACAAACCGTACGCCAGCCCACATTCCGACCTCTGAACGGAATTTTCGTCCTGTGCTCTGATAGTTCTGAACATCAATCCAGTCAGAATCGGCATCAGTACGAATATCATGGATAACACGTGGCGAGGTAGCACATACAATCGTTGCGCCGCCATCTTCTACAGTTGATATCCCAGGAATCTCGTCTTCTTCAAGAGAGATACGAATATCTTCTGCGATATCTGGATCGAATATATCTTCCGCTTCTAGCGTGTCGCGACTTGTCGCATCGCCACCATACAATTTGTTGGGATGCTGCAAGTGAGCATTACGAGATAAGATATCCAGCGTATCCACCATGGAAACGCCGAGTTTATCACGCACGATCCCAGCAGTATCGCCGTTCTGTAAATAAGATAAAACGTTCATGTGATCCGAGTACTTGATGATGTCATGGTACCAATTCAAGTCAATGGTCACGGTGCGGCTATCTAGAGACATACCTTTCTTCCAGATAGTTGATTCTGATGTCTCGTTCCAGTTAGGTTCCAGGTCGTAGACTTCAGAAAATACAATTTGCCCAGTATGAAGCGCGTTAAAATCTTCCTTAACACGGCAATAGGGCATTAGAATAGATTTGGTTCTAAGAGTTTCGAGGAGCACACCTTCGTAGTAAGTACGCTGCCATGCTGGCAGAGTAGTCGAATAAATTGCTCCAGTCTCATAAGCGTTAGTCATTTTTCACCTCTATAGTAAAATTATGACTGCTGAGCGGCACCCCACTTCCAATATTTCTCCCAAGCTTGCTCTCTTTCTGAACCGAACGGGAGGTTATTGATATAAGCTTCCCATTCATCAGCAGACTGCGGTTCTGCTATTTTCCCTTGCACATCCGATGCGGGTGCAGAATATTCGCCACTGAGCAATTCTTTCTCTCGCTCAGAGCGAAGCTCATCGCCCCATTTCTTGAAATCTTCCATTACCGTACGCATAGCGTCGGGATCGTCCACGACTGGTATGCGATCTAGGATTGGAATGAGTTCTTTCGCGTCAAGTTCTTTAACTAAGTCAAGCTTAGTTTTCATAGCACGCAATTCTGTAAGCTCGCTTTCCATCTGAGTTTTATTGGATAAGGCTTGCTCTAACAGTTTCTTGTGCTCACTAACGGACGCGTCTTTTTCAACATCTTTATTGGTCAGTTGAGCTTTAAGCTGCTCGATTTCTGAGGTCTTAGACCCAAGCTGATCATTAAGATCTTTGATAGATGCGGTGAGCTCGTTGATTTTCGTCACGCTACCCTTGTAGCGCTTTTCCCAATCGACTACCGGAGTCTCCGTTTTAGGCTCCGCAGGCTTTTGCGACTGCTGTACAGGTTCGTTTTCCTTTACGTCTTCTGACATTCAATTACTCCTTATTGTGAAGCGAGAACATAAATAGTGTCTGTTGTCGCCCAATCTGTAGAACCCGAATTGTCTATCGTGACATACGGGTTATCTCCACTCGTGATAGTTATTGCTCCGTCCCATGCTTTCTTAGCGCCGCCCGACGTAGCTACTACATTGACAAATACAACACTAGGAGCGAAGTCAAGCGCAACATGGAAATTCCCCGTTACCATCTTCTTTTCTGCAATTGCTGCTCCGCCCGCCATAGCTGCTGCGGAAACAGTATTGTCAGCGCCGCTCATAGTCTCGGCTAATGCCAGCGTTACAGCGCCCACAGCACTAGCCATAATGAGTACTTCGTTGTTGTCAACCTTGTCCGCAACTACGTCCTCTGTAGCACTAGTATTGATTTCAGTCTCCAAAGCAGCAGATGCTTCGGCCGCGGTAGGATCGACGCCAGCAGTAGTAGTTCCTAGTTCAACCGCATCGAAAACATTACTTCCAGATGCAAATGTTTCCGTAGTATCAATCGAATTTCCTGCTGTCCCTGGTGTTATAGCCGTAATAACAGCATCATCTGCCGCGAATGCAGCAATAGTTACTAGGGGATGCGCAGAATTGATGCCATCTGTACCATTGATAGCAGCAACAATATTAGCTTGTGCTTCAGCTGCATCAGCGCCAATGTCTATGTCTTCAACCCCTGGGCTTGATCCCACAAAGGTATATTCCGTAGTACCAATCGTCATTGTATCGTCGGCGGCAGGTTGCACTGCGACAGTTAGAGTACCCTTAGCGGCAACCTCGGACCCACCTGTCAAGTCTACGAGAATATTATCTCCAGTTACACTATCATCGGTATCGAACTCATATACATCATCACCGATAGTAACTGTTTCACCGTCTTTCACTGCATTCTCTATTCTGATAACACCGACAGCAGCTACTCCAGGATTTTCGATAGATTTCAAATCCAATGTTGAAATAGCAGCCGCTATAGCGCTCGTCATCTCGCCTTCGGTTACTCCGTCCAGAACATCTGCCGCAATAGCGCTCGCTATTTCGTCTAGCAAATACTTAAATGAAGATTTAGGCATTGTAGACTTAAAAGCGCTAAGTATTTCGTTTTTCTTACTCGTTGTTAAATAAGTCATTTCTTAACTCCTTTTGATCAAAAGTTGAACCCTGTTTGGTTCATCAGATCACCAACATAGTTTTCTTCTTCATAAATCTTCCCTTTGTAGAAAACGCGTCCGCCTTCTATGGGATACTCTTCTAAGTGGTGATCGCCATTTTCGCAATAATTCATTACGCTAAAGCCTTGCTGCCAATCTGCGTCAACTTTGGAACCTGGGACTGTTCCGTCGATTTTACAAAGGCATCCAGTCGAAAAAGACTGTATGTAACGATAATCTTCCCCATCCCAGTATGTTTTCGTGAGATGCTCAAAACGATGAATATGACCAAACCCAGTTGTATGGGCTGCTTTGTCTAAAACAGCTTTAGCCGTTCCGCCAGATGCACCTCTTGCAACATCGCCATGTTTCAAGACAACGTGTTTGTTCAGTTTCACACGTCCCTTAGGATAATCGCCGACATACTTGACGCCCATTCTGCTTAATCCAAGTAAGGCAGGAATAGACACAGGGGGCTCCTCGTCCATTCTGTCGGCTGCTCTCAAGTCATACGCATTGATGAAATGTGCTTTGATAGATCTCTTCATGCGCTCGTCGTGGTTCCCTTCGATGACATAAAAGTCACCTCCGAAAGTCCGCCGTATTTGCCCGATGAACCACGAAGCCTCGACAACGGCGGGTTGAGTACAAAAATACATCTCTGGAGAACGCAAGAATTTATCAGACCAATCCGCTAGGTCTAGTACATCGCCAAGCAACACTATCGAATCGAATTCTTCGTCATCGGCGATTTGCAGGATGATGGATAGCGCTCGCCTATCGTGAAAATTAATCAACTCTAGAGTTCGCAAGTCTCGCATAAAGCCAAAATGCGGATCGGCGATAATAAGCGCCCGCTTCCAATTGCTTTTACTGGCTTTTTTCTTAGGAAACCCAGATATATTCACATTGACAGGGCTTATAACAGGTCTGAGAGCAGTAGGCTCTTTCTTGGCAATCTCAATACGTACTTGAAAGAGCGGCTCTATAGTCAATTCGCCAGTGTCTTTGATAAAACCAGTCGGTTGACCATCGATATATTCGAGGTCTTTTATCTCTTGCCGTCGATAACCTTCCCACTTATTGACCTTAGCTTTTACTATAGTCCAAATATCTTTATCTATGCACGCGGCAGAGATAAGATCGTCGACTGTAACAATCCTCGAAGAGACAGATGTCACAATCTTCTTGTTACCATAATCCTCAGTGCTTATTCCTTCACTATTTGGGTCAGTCAATTGTTGTGCCCTATATATCCTTCCGTGCATTGCATCAAAGTTTTTGCCAAGTAAAGAAGCCAGCTTGCGCTGAGACAATCCGCTTTTGGCGTATAACCTAAGCAAGATCTCATTAGGTGTCTCATTTTTTTGGCTCATTTCCGACACCGGAATTCATACCTGGCTCTGAGTTCATCTTTTGACGTGACCACAGTAATTCATTTTCGAGGTCTCTCTCAATACGGTTCACTTCGCCTGTGCCATCGCCAAGCTTAACGACTGCTGTTTCAAGACTTATTGACGGTGGAGTTGTAGACTGCCGTCGTACAACCTCGTCCACAATAGATGCCTGGTCTCTAGGTAAAACAGGGGCGTATTTGGGCGCGAGTTCTTTTCTAATTAACTTTTGGACCGCCCACGTAGAAACGGTGCTTATTTTTTTTCTATAGAGAATCTCTGCCGAAATACGCAAAGCATCCTTAATACCCGTAGACATATATGCGCGACTGCGTCTTGTTGCGCGCACCAAAGGCATCATTCTTATTTCCAAAGTGATACCAGATCGCTGAGAACCCCCATCATCCTCGCCAAAAACAATTGGCGGCGCGCTCGTGCTCATGCGCGACCAATCATAAATAAATCTAATATAATCAAACGAACCTTGCGGTAGAGGGTTATGAGATTCTAAGAAACCCACCTCAGGTGGATTTTCCTGCCCTGGTTTACCATTCCCCAAATCCCACAAAACATTAGGACCGATAGGATAGTTATCTGCATTAAAAGAACTTCCGAGAAAACGTCCCCATCGTATAGGTTGAGCATTGTAACTAATTCCCTCCCCTATATCGGCTAAACGGATATTCAATTCGTCTTGAACGTCTATAATGTCTGCCGCAAGCGCGTCTCCCCACCAATTAAGGGAGCGCAAGCGAGGAATATACACAAACGGGATCAACTTCAGTGGATTAACCCCACTATAAGGAGATATATCTACTTTCGGTTCTCCCCCAAGAGTTATCTCTAAGACATTATTTGTCCAATGCTCTTTATATAAAACGAAATCGGCGCTTGTCTTGTAGCCGTACTTAGCTTCCGCCTGCTCGGCGGTAATATTGTAAATAATATAAACTTCAAGCAGCTTATTCCCGTCCGACGGATCCCAAACAGGGAAGAAGGTATCTGGATCGACCTTACTCCATCTAACATGCCCTGGGTTCTTGATGTCTGATTTAATGCGTATTATCCCGCCGCCATAAATTTCTCGGTCAAGCGCTACTTCCCACAGCAGCGTATCGGCATCCGAGTTTTCGAGGATATCCCTAGCAAGATAAGAAGCAGACTTATCAGCAGTATCGACGTTATCATCTCGGCGAGGTTGCAATGTAATAATGCTTTCATCCCATTCGCCGAAGAGAGAATCAGCCTGAGCTAAGCAAATCATCTTTACAAGATTGATACCAACTGGATAAAGGAGTGTCTCATCGTCAAGTCCTTGCTCAATAGGCAAAGTTTCCTTGAATACTTCCCCTGAATAATACTTGCTATAATTTTGCCTAAGCGTATATTGCGCTTGCCAAGAATCTTTTGTGACCTCAGAAACGTTAGATAAATCAGAATGTTCAGGAAAATAATACATAATAAAAAAGAAGTGGAGAACGCTTGGTTCTCCACTTGTAGGATAAACTCCTTTTAGTTCAGTTTATATTTTCTCTTGTACTTGAAGCCCATATCCTCGCCTTCTATCACTATATAAACTGGGACTGACTGATGAACAATTATCTTATCTATATACGCTATGCCTTCACAATTTATCAACTTGATCAGGTTAGCAAGCGGTTCATCAACAGTCATCTTGCGAGACTTGTGCTCATCTACTATATCTACATACTCTATCTCACCATATTCGACACATTGTATGACAGTAATGAGCTTGGCTTCAAAATCACTTACATCTATAGTCATTTTTATCATATTTTCTCTGCTCCGTCAAGGTATCAGGCGCGTTATACATTTTACACATCCTCTTCAGGTTCTGACAACACTTTATCAGTAGAGTAGAACCCTGAGCACCTGTATTTAACGCCTAAGGGAGCGAAAACACGCACCACCTTTCCTCCACATTGGCATACAGGACGTGTTGGTATACTTCCTATTGGCGAAATGATATCGAATTTTTCACCGCAATCAAGACAACGAAATTGGAAATTCAACTTATCTTCTCCTCCGCCTACCATAGCGTGTTTTTCTGGTAGGCATATAATTTGGTTTAGCGCTGTTCTTTATCTCGTCTGTCTGCACAAATCGTGTAGCCAGTGCTATCATAGCCATCACCATCGTAATATCTTTTGGAAAGCCGTTGTCCCTATCTCGTTCCTTTGTATACGACGATAGCTGTTTATCAATTCCCTTAATAAGCGGGAAAGAAAGCTCTTGTCCTGTTATGGAGATACTCAGCGAATTCAATGCAGATTCTTTATCTCTCGTGAAGTTGCATGGATCGACTTCGATGTTGACTTGTTCGAAGGCTAACTCGCTGATCCCTTTCTGTGTTCCTGTTGTATCTAGGAACTTTATTTTAGGGCGATACTTTTGTAGAGCATACTTGAAACTTTCCAGGAACGGCATATAGCTGCCATTGCCGTGAACCCAATCGAAGTAAGCCATCTCATAGGGAATCTTAGTGACGTCGAACACCATAACGACGCCAGCGTTATTTTTCGGCGGATTATCTGTCCCTGGGTCACCTGCCATTACATAGTTATGCTGCGGAATAGATGGAAACTCCCAATGGGTTACTCCATGGCGTGGATGTTCATCAACACGATAGCCGCGTTTAGGATTCTCTTTAGGATCTTCGGGGTGTAGGGCGAGTGTAACCTTATCGTTTAGCGCTTGGTTTGTACATGCAATAATTTGTTTCCTTGGCAAAAACGCATGTCCAAAATCAGGAAACATACCTCTCATTTCAACATCAATGATATCGTCGGAATACTCGGCTTCCATAAGGGCGATCTGTTCTTCAGTCAGATACGTATTCATACGAGTTTCTACACGGAAGGAAAGATAATATCTGGGATCGTAAGTTTCGTGTTCTTTCCATCCCCTATAGAAGCGTTCTATTAGCCAAGGTGCGTCAGTTGGCGATGTGAAAACATCCATGCGGGAAAGACGTTTAGTGCCATCGGGGCGAACACCGCGTAAACGTCCTCGCAAGGTTTTTACACTTTCTCCGATATAATCCAACCCCGCCTCGTCGTAGAGTATTCTATCGTATTCATATCCGCGAATAAATTTGGCGTTTTGTCCAGCCGTTCTGAATTCCCACTCTGAATAATTCTTGAATTTGATAATTGGCCAGGGGCGAAGTGAAGTATCTAGAATATGCCGCTCTAATCTTGGGTTAGCATCGCACCACATCTGCACCATTGAAAACCCTATTTCAGCTTGCTTGGCAGTAACGCTAGTAGACAAACATCGGAAATAAGGCGTAGATATACAATCAATCAAAGCCGATGCAGTCATACCAGCTGTCTTACCAGATGCAATACCAGCTAATAGAGTTGAGTTTTTCTGTGTAAGATGATGGACGGCGTACTGATAAGGGAGTGGGGTGAGGTTGATATACCACTTAGTGGCATAGTGAAAACCTCCTTTATGCCGCTGTGCAAGATTCAAGTATAACTGATCTCCCGAAGTTAGATAGGTCATATATTATAGGGAGAGAACCTCACCCCAATAATCAACTATTTCTTTTCGCCGAAAAAGCTGACTTTCTTAGGTTCTTCTTTCTTGGGTTCTACTTTCTTAGGCTCTTCCTTCTTTACTGGTTTAGCAACCTCAACTGGGGGGCGAACACGTTTGAACCACTGATGCCCACAGTTTACACAAACATTGACGTCGACATCTTTGACTTTGATTGTTCCACGTTCGGCGACTGATTGGCTACCTTGCTTAACGATAATATCGTCGCTCTTGCAGATAGGGCAAACCAATACCTTATTCATCTTAGGCATAATCTTTAAACTCCTCTAAAATACTTAAAAATACTTCTGGTGCGATCTCGTGTCTCTCTGCCATCCCATGATGCTTAGGGCACAACGTAATTAAGTTAGAAAGACTATCGTCTCCACCCTGAGAACGCTTTTTTATATGATGTACTTGGAGTACATTTGAATCACATGGATCGTTGTAGTAAAAACCGTACATACACATTCGATCTCTCACGTTACGGACATAGTTTATTGTGCCCTCGTCAATAAGTCTCGACGAGGGCTTAGGAATACTATTTACCTGAGAACTCCTTAACCAGGGGCTCTTTAGAAAGCTCGACTTTCATAATCTGAACGGCTTCCTCGATCATATGATCAAGCGTAACAGTGTCAATATCGAAGCCTAATTCAGCAGCCTTTCCACGCAAATAAACTAAAGCCAACGCTTTCTTTCTCTCTCCGTCGTAGCTATCAAAAGCGCCGTTTTGCTGCAAGGAACGCACGATGGTAACTGCCAAATCCTTTAGCAGCAAATACTTATCCTTGCCAATTTTCTCTTCGGTGAACGCAGCGATTGCTTTGACAGCCACTCGCGCAAAGTATGCAATAGCGAAAAACGCTAAAGCAAGACCTGCTTGAATAAACTGATTGGTCAAAGCTTCCAAACTCATTACTGGTTCCATATTATACTCCTTTTGTGATATAATTGTATTCATTACTATACCACAACAGTAACATAGTTGCAAGTACAATCTTCCGACATCGGAAACCAGGAGGTACAAAAGTATGAAAATGATTGACAAGGATGGGCACAAGTTTATCCAGGTAGGTCCAATCGAACTCACGAAGACGACCAGGGATCACGCCGCTAACATGTTGGTAATGTGCGACGAAGCGGGAATAGAAACAGACATCTACTCTATCGGCGTCAAGGTTGGGCGCAAAAGCTATCACCTAGTATTCGCGAGATTGAATTATGAAAAAAACACCTGAAATCGCCGCTGAACCATTCCTCTACAAAGTAACGTTCCACCGTGAAAACAAAGATGATATACAAAAGGCAATTGATTGGATCAACAACAATGGCGGGAAGTTAGATGTGCAGTTGTTCCGTGTTCCCCACGATTTTATAGAAATGGAGATCCGATGAAAAGTAAATATATTACCCCCCTCAACAAAGACATCGACGCCGTTATTAAAATTGACCTCGCCGTTCACCAGTCCCCCATCCTAAAGATAAAAGGATATACAGAAGAAGAGATTAACAACCTCGTCGGTCAAAAATTTCAGGAAATATTAGATATCCTCGGCATTAGTGATGGTAATGGCGTATGAACATATTAATATCGCTAATCATAGGAGGCATTATCGCCACCGTCCTTTTGTTCCTGCTCTGGATATTATTCCTCCTCACTATAGCGTGGCTAGGTAGCAGTGATCACATATTTATCGTCGGATATATCGCCATAGTTCTAACCGCCGCTTGGGACCTATCCGCCGATGAAGATGAATCCAAACTCGGCGTCTATGGCAGAACGCTCTTCGTAACTCAAGAAATCCAAATCGCCGCTAATCTCTCCGCCCAACAAAAGGTATCCACTACTCTCCATGAGATACTCCACGTAATAAACGAAACTATGCGGCTTGATCTAACTGAGAATACTATCTGTAGGTTAGAGACAGGATTGTTCCAGGCTTTATCGGAAAACGGCGTTGACCTTTTCCCACTGATAGATGAAATAGCGTGACTGTATTATAAGTTGAGCTACTTTTCCGCCGTATGAGAAGTTTGTATTATAAGTTGAGCCTCCTTTTTGCCGTATGAGAAGGTGTAACAGATATAATATAGCCTCTCTTAAGTGAACACCC